GAAGATGCGACCTGAACGAGCAATTCTTAAAACTTTACCTTCTGCTTTACCACCTGAAGAATTCCAAGAAACCATATCTCCGACAGATACAGATTTTGCTTTTTGTAATAATTCTTTATTTGTTTTTTTAGAAGCGCTATCAATATAATCTCTAACAATCTGTGCTTGCTCTTTTGTGTTTGCGCCAATGTGAAAATCGTAAGATTCATTTCGACTAATTAAAGGCATCTTAAAACCTTGCTCCGCTGTTAAACCCTTATTATCGTATCGCATCCAATCATAAACCTCTGCAACAAAAGTTTCTCCAGTAGCCTTGTCTTTGAATTCAGCCGTCCATGATTCAGTCACTTTGGGTTCAAACTCATCATCTTGTCTTGCATCTCTGCCTCTGCCAAATAATTTATCTAAAACGGCTGGAGTTGTTTTTGTATCAACACCTTTGTAAGAACCCTGAGATTCTTTACTTGAACCTTTTGCTTCATATTTATCCGACTCTGCTCCGCCACCGCTCGACCATGCACCGTGGTCGGCTTGGTCGTGGTCGCCGTGTTTTTCTAGTTCTGCTTTTCTTTGGGCTACTGCTTTGTTAATCTCAGAACCCATACGACGCATAGATTCTTGCACCATAGATTTTGCATAGCCACTTAAACCTTTGAAACCAAACTTTTTTACATCCGCCTCAATCATCTTAAATTCTGCTTCGTCCATACCAGCCAAAGGTCCTTTGCGAAGTTCACCTAAAATTCTAAGGTCTTTTTTCATTTGTTTTCTTCCTTTTTTGGCTTTTTCTTGGACGGAGACATTATTGTATCAATATGTACATCGGAGACTGTTGGGTCGCCTTTTTCAACATCAATATCGACAAATAATCTTTCGGCTTTTCCACCAATAGAGTATCCACGAATCTTACCTTCGCTCACCATTTCCCAAGCCCAAGGCTCCCAAATAACTCCTAGGAAAACTGTGTTTGGTGGATAAGTGTGTTGCATCTCTTGACCCTCGGGGGTTTTGATTGGAACTGTTAGTGAATATGGAAAAGCCATAACTTCTACCCATTCACCAGCAACAACATCTTTGTTATGTTGTAAACGAATACGGCGGTCATTACTTCTTACATAATCCCAAACTGCTCTTTGTAATTCTTCGGAATCTGTCCACTCTCCATGAGCATCTTCCATATCAGGGATATACATTGCTCCAAGGGTGTAACGCTTTTCCCCTTCGGCTTTCTGTAAATCAAACTTACCTAGAGCCTTTGTAGTTTCTTCCGTAAATACATCAGGGAAGATTTGACGGGCTACATCTTCAGTAAGTTCCTGAAAATCGCCTTCGCCTTGGCTTAAATATCTGACAACATCTGCATCAGGATTATCTACCCAAGAATTCTTTCTTGAATCCCATCTATCTTCAGTAATAGTGGTATCGCCTACTTCAAAACGATAGATGTTTACCGCTTTGTTGTCTGCGCCTAGTTTTGCAAAATACCGCATACGGCTACACCCTCTCTCGTTATTCTCCACATTATATCAACCCCAGTTGATTTTATCAACCCTGCTTGTTGTGCGGTTTCAAAAGTTTGGACAACTAAAGTTCCGATAGTTAAAAGTTTTGCTGTATTAGCAGGTCTTGGAATTGATTTAGCGGTTTCAGTCATTTTGTCCCAAAGACTTCTGCGCTCTGCATTATCTTTTGACACACGATATTTTTCGTAATCATCATGTAATCCAACTTCTTTAATTTTATGTGATGTTGGAGTATGTAGTTGTAGTTCTACCTTGACACCCTCTTTGCTCAACTTAATGTTGGTGCCATCGTAAGGGTCACCTGCTTGCCAAAAGTTTTTGACTGATTCAACTTTCCAACCAGTTTCTTTTAATGTGTCAAGAGTTTTTTCTACACCGTCTGTGTAATCAGATTCATCAACATTTAATGTGTAGCGAACTGCATCAGAAATTGCGTTAGCCGCTTTCTCTCTATCTCCACCATGGTCTTTTTCTGCGTCTTGGTCAATCTTGCGAGCAAGAGAATCGGTAGATTTAAGTCTTTCAGTAAGAGAACTTTTGCCATCAACCTCAGCGAATTCCGCATTTATATTTTTAGCAATACCTTCCATTAAGCCTGTAATTACTGGCTCAACTGCCTCAGCATCTCTTCGTAATCTCTCGGCTTGTTTAACTGCTTCAGGGCTTCGCTCTGCACTTGGTTTTTTATCAGGGGATAAAGCGGTGCGACTAGATGAGCCGTCAGTTTCTCCGCCACTTCCACCACCAGCCCAAGCGCCATGTGATGATTGGTCGTGGTCTCCGTGCTTTTTAACTTTGTTTTCATAACGCTCCACCATGGATTCAGCCCAAGCGAATCCTGCATCTCCTCCCCAAGCATCCCATGAAACTCTTCCAGCGCTAGGGAATCCCTTTTCGCCACGATTAAATCCAAGGGCTTGTCCATCAACTTTGTGTCGAGAGAAAAAAGATTTCATTCGTTTCAAAGTATCAATACTTATGTTTTCGCCACGGGCTAATTGACCTGCACGGGTTCTACCAACTGAGGTAAAGCCTCCACCAGCAAGACCAGCCTCAATCCATTCAATCGCTCGTTGCGCCGCTTCTCTAACACCCTGAGGTGGTTTGTAAGTTTCTTCTTCTTTGAAAAATTCTATTTGTCGTAATCGTTCTTGGGCTTCCTCTTTGGAATCGTAACTTCCAAAACTGCGTGTTCCCTCTTCGTTATAGACAACCCATTTTCCATCTTCTTTTTGAATCTTTTTTTCTACTGGCTCAACTCGCATTTGATAACCATTGACTGTTAAGAAAGTCTTGATATTGCCAGCGGTATCGCCTGTTTCTTTGATGACATCCAACAAGGTTTCAGCGGGTAATCCATTAAGGCTTGTTAGGTCTACATTCTCGATTGAATCGACAAGGATTTCGTAATTGTCCCAATCATCTTGAGGACGCTCCATCTTGCGCCGAGCCATCTCATTGAGGATGGTGTGGTGAACTTCAATAGTTGCAGGAGTAGCCTCAGACTTATGGACACGCTCATGTAGCGCATTGAGTTTCTCAGCGCTTAGATGAATAAGTTTCGGTGCTATATCCGCCATGTTCTAAGAATAGCGCACACTATTCTGACTGCGGTTGATTTCCTTTAAGTATGGTTGAAATTTGAGCCATAATCTCTGACTCATCTTTGTCTGATGCTCCAGTCTCAGAGGTGAACTCCACCTTCTCAGACCATTTGGCATAAGCCTCTTGGATAGCCTTTTGTGTATCTCGTCTACTCATAATCTAATTATACCCCAGTTTAGTTTTTAGCGCTACTTGGCGCTGGCTTTTCACGGGCTGTTCCATCATAAACCAATCCATCCCCATCAAGGTCGATAGGACCTTGTAGAAGTTTCTGCCCTTCAGCGGTCAATGACTTTGTGTATTTCATTCTCAAGTCATACATCAATTCTTTTCCAGCCCAAGTTTCGGCTCCCTCTGTGTATCCAATGTTTGCAAAATGAGCAGGTAGTGGGAAGTCATCCGCTTTCAAATCTTTGACTGAACCAAAAGCAGGGTATTTGTATCCGCTTTCATCTTCAAAATAAGGGCTGTATTCGTTGGTTGCTCTTGACATCAGAGAATCAAACTCAATTCTTTCAGGAGAACCTTCTCTGAAATAGTCGCTCTCTTCATCAACCATAGAGGCAACTCTTTGAGAAATGTTATCTAAATTCTCTGAGATTCTGTCAGGTTTCCAGTCATAACCCGCTCTAGCCCAATGGCGAGCGCCGTCCCATGCTGTTCCAACTTCGATGTAACCAAAACCTTTAGCGGTGTACCAAGCCTCTGATTGTTCAATAAACTCTTTACCAAAACCCGTACCTTGGTATTCATCATCTAGCCTCAAGACTGCGTGTTCAACATTCCAAACTCCATTTTTTTCAAATATGCGACGCTCAAATTCTCCAGCCAAATTTCCGTCGTCACTAATAACATCTCCTCGAATGTAAATGTTATAGCCGTCCGCACTAACATCACCAACATTCGCACTTAGAGTTACTGATTCTCCGTTCCTGTTTGTTCCAGTATGGCTTACTCCATAAACATCTTGGAATGAATCGATTGATTCTTGAGGGTCAAAAGAATCTCCCTCGCTTGCTTGGAGATATTCGTCTAATGTCTCACTATTGGAATCTACATATTCGGTAACCATGTCCCTTTGTGTGTCCTCATAGATAGTTGCTTTTTCTTGTTCTGTATAAACATGATTTGGAAACTCTGCCTGAAGTCGAGCAAGTCTTTCCTCAACCCTAAAATCAATATCTTGGGTTGCATCGGCATATAAATCAGAATCATTTTCAACGACAAGAGTTTTATCTTCATCGGTATATTCTTTTTTGCCTTTTAGTAATCTACTCAATTCATCTTTTGATGGACCAACTTTATCCATAGACTCAATACGAGATTGTTCTTGCTCAGTAAAACCTCTAGCCCAGTTACCGTGACTTGATTGGTCTTCGTGACCTTCATGTTTGAATACGGGTTTTAATCCATAATCAAAATAAATTACTTTGACTCGTTCTTGCCTTTTGCTAACTTCGCCCAAATCTCCTTGGCGTATGCGTCTATCTGCTCGTCTGTCATGTTCGACAAGTCGGGTAGATTTACTGCCTCGAGTTTTTTCGATGCCACCTGTTCCTCCTGTTTCTATCTCTTTTAAGTTCGCTACATCCCATATTGAGATTTGGTCTCTTTCTCGACCCCGAGAGATAGCCTCCCCCTCGTCCTCAATGTTTTCGGAAACATCAAGGTAGACCTGATTGTCCTGCGTATTGTGCCATAAACCGAGGTAGTTATTCGACTGATTGAACTCCGATTTATGCTGTTTTAGATAGGAAGAAAGAATCTCAGCGCCCTTAGCCTCATCAAAGAAATCCTCAGCCTTGACTATCTGAGCGTATTTTTTATCTTTGGCAACCATAAAGCCACCCTTAGGGCTTGAACCATCTCTTAAATCAATGGTCAGACCACCGTTGGACTTTACTTGCTCTAGGGTTGAGCGGACAACATCAGGGGCTACTTGAACTCCATGCGCCCAACTTCCGTGGCTTGATTGGTCATGGTCGCCGTGTTTAACAACACTACTCCAGCCTTTTGCATCATCCGTCAAAGAAAAAGAGTGGCTGATTTTCATATTATCGGGAGCATAAGTTCTAGCCATATTCAGCATGGCGGTTGCAATACCTTGGCGTTGGTGTTCTTCATCAACATAAACACCATCTATTATTGAACTGTCTCTACCTTCGGTAGCCAATGAACCGATTTGTTTTCTACCTTCTTTACCGCTTCTTAATGTTTTTGGCTCGTAGGCTCTAACTTCAATTATGTTATTTCCTTCAGGTGTTTTAATGTTTTCTTGCCACAACAAATAAGTTTTATCATCTTTCGTTTTATATTTTGCTTCTATTTTTTGATAGAGGTTTTTATCTTCCTCATCGTATTTGTCTCTCTCGTAATCACCTGTTTTAACATCAGTAATCCGTTCGTGAATTTCTTTTTCTTTTTCAGAACCTTGGGTTGCCCAAGCGCCGTGGTCAGTTTGGTCATGGTCACCATGTTTAAGGACTGGCTTATATCCAAGAGGAAATGCGATTGTGATACTCATGAGCGTCTCTCAGGTGGAATGATTACCATGGTGCAACGACAATTAGGATGAACTCTGCCTGGAGTTTCATCACCGCTAGAAAATGTTCCGTCCCAAGGAACTATCTCTCCATCTAATTCAGAACAAATATCGCAGGTGCGTTCATCTTGAGCAATAATCCACATCTTTTGTGATTCAATATCTACATAGCCTTGTTCCGCCGCTTGGTTCCATCCTTCTTGGCGTCCCTCGTTTTGAGCAATTTGAATCTCTGTTCGAGCAATCATTGTTGCTCTTTTACTCTTTAGAGAATCTGAATATCGACTGGCTCTATCCATAGCCTGACTGCGAGCAACTTCTTCTTTTAATCCTCGTTTAAGTAATCTAGCAAACTCATCTTTCTCAAATTTAGTAACTGCATCAGCCCATCGTGGATGAAGTCCAACAACATTTTTAATTCTTCTAGCGGTGGCTCGGTAATCTAATTGCTCATTAAAGGCATCAATAATTGCTCTACGGATTGACTCACGGGTTAATGTGTCAATAGAGGTAATAAGTTCTCCAGCACGGCGACGAGCAAAGGCTAAAGAGTTTGGGTTTGTCTTATTGAAAGACATCTTGAATTCAACTTTAGGTGGCTTAGATTGTGCCCACGCAGGAAGTTTGGTGAACTCCATGTTAGCCATAGAGCGTGGATTTGTTATCTTCACTTTGTCAGGGGTGAAAGCAGGTAGGGCTAACTTAGGTGCAATCTCTTGAATCTGTTTGATTGCTTCATTGCCACCAATATCAATAGAGTTTAATAAAGAATCTTGAATCTTATTTTGATTAGCGATTGTTATTGCATTAAGCAATCTATTCAAAACTTCAGGGTCAAGATTGCGAAGCAAACTCTCTAATTGTCTTAAAGAGATTTTATCCGTGGCTCGCTGAATAGATTGATAAAGAGTACGGGCGAGCGCTTGCTCCTCAGGTGTTAAAGGTATGCGCCTAGGTCTTTCGGCTTTCGCAAAACGAAATGGCATTTTTAACCAACTTCAGGGGCGGGTGGATTCAATCCTTCGGGTGTTGGTGGAGGTGGAGGTAATTCTTCTTCACCAGCGCCATCGGCTTCTTCAGGTGCAGGAGGCAATACCGCACCTTCAGGCATTGGAGGCATACCGAAATTTTGTCCATCGTGTTCAGCAGGTGGTAATCCAGCCAAGTCTCGTAGATACTCTTCCAACTTAGGGTCAGGAACAAGAACGCCAACTTGAGCCAAGTTAGAAACAAAGGCTGAGATTTCATTCAAATCAACATGGCTTACTTCGCCATAAGTTAGATAAGGGGCACGGGATGGATTCATTCCGTTAAGTTTTAGCAATCTTGGAATCGCATATTGGTTCATTACCTCAGCGATATTTTTAGCGATTGAATCAACTGCCATTGACCACAAATCCATCTTGGAGGTTCCAAGAGCGTATGAGCCAACTCGGTCAGAGCCAAGAAGAATAAAGTCAGAAAGAATAGACATAGAAATTCTTTGGTCATATCTTTGAATAATCTTGTCTGTGTCGAACTGACGGCTTCCGCCTGATGATAATAAAACTAAATCAAATACTTTATGTCCAGCATCATCGTACATAGAAGGCATAACAATTCCTTCTTGCTCATTACGCTTAATAGAGGTAACGATATTTTGGATGGATGCTAGAACCGCCGCTTGCTCTGCGGTTGCTGTCGAAGATAAGAACTCAGGTGGTACATAAGCGACTGGCAAACCTGCTAAGTCACGCTCAATACCGATTGCTTCAATCTCTTCAATACGGCGCTTGAAATACCAAGGGCGATAAGCATTACGAAGAATAGAACGACCCTCAGGGTTATTCTTTTGTGAAGATGTACGGAATAACAAAGACTTCTCAATCGGGATAGCGTGAGTTCCGCCCGTTGATGGGTCTACTTGAATCATTCCTTGGATGCCACCATCTTCATCCATCATCCATCTGAATAAAGTCTCTTGGGCACGAATTGGCATTTTGCGCCAGCCGATACGACCATCGCTATGTTTAGAATTTTTCTGTGGGTCGTTTACATCTCCGCCTCGAACTTTGTAAACAATCTCATGATATGAATAACCAAAAATTAACATTGACAACATTTGGGATAGTGTTGAATCCCAAGAATCTGACATATCGTTTAAGCAAGATTCTACGAATGTCGCTACTTCTTTGTCCTCTTTAGTAATCTCTCCATCTTCAGAGCCGTCAGAGAATGGGTCTACACGCCATTCAAGACGAGTAATAACTTTTTCGATTGCGAATAACATTGAGCCGATAGTTGGGTCATTGTCCGCCATCTCTCGGTAAACTCTTGCTCCACGAATACCTCGTAGATTTACTAAGAATTCTTCATATACCGTTCCACCTGAACGGCGTAAACCCGTGGCTCCGAGTTCGGTTAAATCGGGGGTTGGTTTGTCTGCCATCTATACCTCTCGACTACTATTTATCTTTGTTGGCTAATCCAACAACGATAGAAATTGCCTGTTGCTCGTTAAACCCTGCGTTCACCAACTCCGAATATAATTCGTGAGACTGGATAGCAAAAGCCCCGAGCATAGAGACGACACCATCACGGTTCGGCGAAAGGTTATCGTACACCCGTCGATTATACCGTTAAGCGAATTTAGCCTTTTTATTCTCCGTCTAAGACTAACTCAAAAGAGTTTATTCTTTTGGATGTTAGGTCATTAAAAGATTTAAGAGCCAAATCTCTGTCACCAACTTGAGCAAAGAGACGATTCTCTAACTCATTGCCATTGACATCGTAACGGCGGAAATAGATGTGATAGGGCAAAAACTGTTGTGTAATGTTTAATTCAATCTCCACATATTCTTTCGGAGCAATCTCCTTTGAGATATATGGCTTACCGTTTGAATCAACAACAATTTTTGAGCCTTGTAATTTCTCCGTAAAGAAATCTACCCATATTGCCATTTCAACCCCCTTCGAGAGTTTATTAACCCCAATAATACTACATCAGGGTTAGAAAGGGAACGATTCAGGAACCGTTGCGTCGGCTTTCCAAGTAGGGGCAGTCCAAGGGTCTACCTCTGTATCTCCCTCAGCATTACGGCGAACATCGACTACTTGAACTATGTGTCGCTTTAAGTCCACTCCAACATTAAAAGCGGTGACCGTCATCCGTCCTTTTTTCTCACCAGTTTTTTTATCATCCCAAGATTCCCAAACTGCGGTTCCTTGGATAATTACACCCATTCCCTTTTTCAAGGAATCGGCAACATTTTCTGCAAGTTTGTTCCAGCACTTAACCGACCATGGAGTTACATCGGTATTTTCCCAAGTGCCATCGGGTTTTTTCTGTGACTTAGAAGAGATGATTGTGAATGTTGCCATTGCTTTACCGTTTGGAGTAAAGCGCAACTCAGGGTCGCTCGCTAAGTTTCCTGCTATTGCTATTGCTGTCATGCTGTGTGCCTTTCATTGGTTATTGGTTTGGCGATTATGTTTAGTTTTTTTCTCATTATGTCTCGCTGATTTAGTGTTGTTCCACCCCAAATCCCTAACACTTTGTAATGTAACGCATAGGTAAGACATTCCTCTTGCCAGTAGCATCCCTTACAAATTTTCTTTGCTATTGCATATTCGGTACTAACTCCTCCATCATCATTCGGGAAGAAGTAATTCGTCTCGATTCCCCAACAACTCGCTCCCTCGAACTTCCAAGGCATAACTATTTTCTTCAATAGATTCCTCTCCAACAACTAAACGGTTTGGGGAATAGGCATCTAACTTAGCCAAAATTCTTCCGTTGCGCCACACCTTTCCAGCAACAATTCCGTCATAGTGATTAGTCTGAGGCTGAACTAGAGAGTCACACTCTTGCCAAAATTTACATCTTGCACAATATGAAAGTGCGGGTTGGGCTAAATCAATTTGATATTGGTCAAAGAGCCAAGGGTCGGCAGAGCGACATGGAGCATCATTAACAAAATCAGGTAAACCCATGTTGAAATTCTACTGCTTTATTTGTCAGAATCTTTTATTACTGTCTTGCGTGTTGCCCATTCTCCAAAGCGCTCTTTGATTAAATCGTTAAGTAAATCTTGTCTCTCTTTTTCACTCATCACTTGGTTTGTCTCTGAGTCCGACATCATCATTGCCCTCCCAATTCTTTAGCCCGTGATGAACTAATCCCAAGTGTCGCCAATCAGGATTTTGGTCATCGGCAAGTGTTAGCGTCCAATAATCTTTTTCGCCCTCGCCCATCCATTCAGAAACTAAAACCCATCCTGTACAGATAGCGGGTTCAATAAAAGCGATGCGCCCGATTTGAGCGAGCGCATCGTCAATTAGTGAAGGCTTCTTTTCTTCTTCCATTCAGGAAGGTTAGTACCAAAAATTTCTTTCCCAAAAACGCCACGCCGAGCAGGGATTGGAATATCGATGCTCGATATAAACCAGTCCACGGGTTACTTGCTCCTCAACTGTTAGGTCAGGGTCAAGTCCTAGTATCTGTGGGATACCGCCAGCATGAAGTTTTTCTTTACCTTGGTACACGGGTTGTTTATTGTAAGCATCGGGACGCCAGTTTGACTCTTTTGTCCAAAGCGATAGCAAACATTCCCATTCGGCAGGTTTTTCCCAACCGTAGGCACTTAGTCTTTTCTGAGCGAACTCTTTAGCCGCTTCAGGTGTCCGTTCAACCAGTATTGTTTTCATAACAACTGGCTTATCTTCAGCCCTTGCTACTGGGTCGGGCGGGATGTGGAACGGATTGATAATGATAATTCCAAGAACAAAGATGAAACTCGGAATTGGTTTGAAAATGTTTTCATAAAATCGCATATTCCTCCATTGTTAGGAGTGAACATTTATTCGTTACTGGTTGTAACGCTTCTATGTTGCCAGTATCGGACTGACCTCACTTTTAGAAGTAGGTGTTTTGCGACCTGCAATTAGGGTACATCATCAAGATGAATGACTGTCAAGGATATTAGGGCGCTCGGTGGGGGCGCACTTACATCGTGCTTGAGAGAGGACGGACGCACGACTGGCATCAACCCCACCGAACTTGGGTACCCGTGTAAAGAATACCCTACAAATATCGCAGAAAGGTTTGCGATATAAGACTCATCCCGCCAATCTAAGAAGCGACTGACGGGATGAATTCAGTTTTCTTACTTAGTCAAGTCTGCTACCAGCGCTCGCATTGATTCCGTAACTATTTAGAACCTTGGCGAAGGCACCAGCAAAAGCCTCTTTTCGAGTTATTGACTGACCGAATTCTCTAACCCATATTTCGAATCCGCCGTAATAGCCCTTATGTCCAGCATTGATGCTTTTTAGATAAGTCACAAAAGCACCTCTCGCTGGAGAGATATTTACCCACGCAAACCCGCAAGCACCTTCAGAAACAAAATAAGTTTGCTTCTTAAAATCTATATCGTTGCCAAGTGGTGTAGTAGGTTGTCCAACAATCATTGGTGTCGGAATGGCTTCTTTGCCAGCCTGTAAACCAGCGGCGTAAGCCTCTTTGTAGATTCGAGCGCACTCACGCTTGCCCAATTTTTTAACTGGGGCTTCAACTACTTGAGTCATGTGTCCTCCTCTCGGACAATTCCAAGTATATCCTACTGGGGTTTGGAAATCAAACTGAACATGCGAGCCTTTTTTCTCGCTTGGCGCTTATCGGCTTCCTCGGCGAGCGCCTTTTCTAGTTGCGCCCTACGGATAGCCCTTAATGAGCCTTCAGAGACCCGTAGAGGCTTGTTTGAGCCTAGGCGTGATAGTAGATTCATTAGAACCACTTCCCTGTCTCTATTGACCCCACAATGCCAAAAGCAAGCAAGATGAAGAATACGAAGGCTATGCCCTCAGCATTTTCAGCCCATCGGCGTCCCTTGGCGCTTAATCGGATTCCTTTTTTCAAACATACTCGTTCGATATAACTGGTCTCGTTCATGCTGTCCTCTCTTTTAT